ACCTTATAAACCTTTTTTTTGGCGAGCCAGTAGTTATTACTAACCTGCCCTTCAACATGTTCGAGGGGTACTTCTCAGGCTTTGTAGAGGGCATCTCTATGAGAGCCACGCCAACTTTTGTGGATGCAACTATCTATGTCTCGCCTACAGACTTTTCACTTATAGCCCCGACATGGGCAACAGTACTTCCAACTAACACCATCTGGAGTGGCGTAAATGGTACACTACAATGGTCTAAAGCGATCGGAGCTCTAACCTAATGGCAACAACAACCCCTAATTTTGGTTGGGCAGTACCAACCAGTACTGACCTAGTCAAGGATGGCGCAGTAGCCATTGAGACACTAGGCGATTCTATCGATGCTTCATTAGTCGATCTTAAAGGCGGTACTACTGGTCAGGTGCTAACAAAGGCATCTGGAACAGACATGGACTTCTCATGGACAGCTGTAGATCCTCTAGTTATTTTGGACGCTAAGGGTGATCTCATCACAGCTACAGCAGCAGACACCCCTGCTCGTCTCGCGGTAGGCGCAAATAACACAGTCCTCACAGCAGACTCCAGCACAGCAACTGGATTGAAATGGGCAGCTGCAGCAGGTGGTGGAAAAGTGTTGCAGGTTGTGCAAGATGTAAGCACAACTGAGGAATCAACTACATCAACGAGTTATGTGGATACTGCTTTAAGTATTGCAATCACGCCATCCGCTGCTACAAGTAAAGTTTTAGTAATTGTTAATGCTGCTGTTGCTTTTGGCCGTAACAATGCTATTGAAGGCGGTATGCTTTTTAACCTAGTAAGAACATCAACACAATTAGGTGAGAAGAAAATGGCGTTGGAAGTTGATACAAGCGCAACTGAAAATCGCATTGTGCCTAAAATGGACGCAAGTATTATTTATTTAGATTCACCTAACACAACAAGCGCGACAACTTACAAAGTGCAATTCAAGACGGAGTTTGCGTCCAGCACTGCTTATGTTGCGCCTAATTCTGGTTTATCTTCAATCACACTCATTGAAATAGGTGCATAATGTCAATTACTAGAACAGACGCAATTCAAGCTTTAATTCCTAATACCGAGTGGCATTTAATAGACGATTCTTTGACAGTATTTACAAAAGGTGTGAATGCACCAACAATGTCTGAAATTGATGCAAAATTAAGCGAATTACAAGAAAATGCAACAGCTGCAAAACTAATTAGAGACACAGAATTAGCGCAAGCAAAAGCGACAGCAGAAGCAAAACTTGTCGCGCTTGGATTAACAACAGAAGATCTAAAGGCACTCGGATTATAAGTGAAGGCAAAACTTTCTAAAGCTGCTGTTCAGCTGAGAGAGCAGTTTGATGACTCGTTCCCAGATCGTGACCGCACATCGGATGGTTGGATCGGTGATACCCGACACGCTGCTCGCAAGTCAGATCATAATCCAGATGAGCAGGGCTGGGTTCGTGCCATTGATGTGGACAAAGATTTATTCAAGGGCGGAAAGCCAGACATCATGGGAGATCTTGCTGATCAGCTACGTACCTTGTCCAAGTCAAAAGCAGACAAGCGTATTAGTTACATCATTTTTGATGAACGAATCTGTTCCAGAATCCTTAACTGGAAGTGGCGCAAGTACACAGGGGCTAACAAACACACTAAGCACATGCATGTTAGCTTTAAGAAAGAAGCTGACAATGATGGTGCTTTTTTTCAAGTATCTATGTTAGGTGGAGAATAATGAAGAACATGAAGAACCCTGCAATCCTTGCTGCTGGAGCATTCTTAGCTGCATGGGCATCTAGCAACTTTGACCTTGACTATCGCGCAATCCTTTGGGCTGTATTGTCAGGCGTGTTCGGATATGCGAGCCCTAAAAAGTGACACAGACAGACTTCTTTCAGCTCTACATCGCAACCATCGTGGCACTCGGTGGCTTGTCAGGCTTTGTCATTACTCATTTACTGACAGAGATTAAGCGACTCCATGCGCGTGTCGATGAGATCTATAACATACTTCTAGAGCGATAATTTTCTCATGGCAAGAAAAGCAACTAAGGCTCTAGAAGAACAGGGTTACTCAAAGCTCGATGCTTACTGCATTGGGCTTTATGAGTACTTCTGCTCGCTTAAAAGAGCAGGGTTTCCAGAGGACATCGCCATGTTCATGATTACAGAGCCACAGGCATATCCGCATTGGATCTTGCCCGATGGGATACCGCCAGAGAAGTTAGGCGATTACATAGATGAGGATGACGATTAAGCGAATCGTAGTCGTATCGGATCTTCAAGTTCCGTATCATGACAGGGTTGCAACCCGTAACCTTGCAAGTTTCATCACCAAGTTTAAGCCTGATCAAGTAGTCACTATCGGTGATGAGATTGACCTTCCACAGATAAGCAAGTGGGAAGAAGGGCGCATGGGCTCATACGCTCAAACGCTAGATGATGACCGCAACGAGGCTGTTCAGCTGCTTTGGGATCTAGGCGTTACAGACTGCATCCGTAGCAATCACACAGATCGCCTGTATAACATCATCATGGCTAAAGTGCCAGCATTCGGAGCATTGCCAGAGCTGCGCTTTGAGAAGTTTATGAAGTTCGATGAATTAGGCATAACCTTCCATAAGAACCCAATGCCTATTGCACCTAACTGGATTGCAGTACATGGAGACCACACACCCATCAAGCCACAAGGGGGCTTATCAGCCCTTGAAGCGGCTCGTAGGCATGGAAAGAATGTCATCTCAGGTCATACCCATAGAGCAGGGCGTTCAGCCTTCTCAGAGGCTTCTGGGGGTCGTATAGGGCGTGTCCTACATGGTGTCGAGGTAGGCAATCTCATGGACTTTAAGCAAGCGGCATACACCAAGGGTGTTGCTAACTGGCAACAGGCATTCGCCATCATGTATGTGCATGGCAATAAAGTGCAGGTTGATCTTATCAACATCGAGAAGGACGGGACATTTATCGTGGCTGGAAAGACCTACGGACGAGCCCGATAAATCGTTATCAAGTCGTTACCTAAATATGCTTGACCATGTCAGATCAGCGTGAGACTCTAGGTCTGTAACCAACCGAGGGCGTTGGTACAGATAGGGCAAAAAAAATGGCAACAATCGAAAAGATTCACAGTCACTCATGGCGCGTGGTTCGAGGACTTAGCAAAGATGGTCAAGTTCAATGGGAATGCACTTCATGTAAGGAACGCAACTAATGAGCTTTGAGATGCCAATGATTGTGTTGCTTCTAGCAGCTAATGCTTTATGGTACTTGGTCGGCTGGGCTAAGGGGTTTAACGAAGGCAAGCGCGAGGGTTTAATCGTTGCTAAGTCATTTCAGCGAGTGACAACAGATGCGCGCTAATGAAATCTTACTCACCGCCACCGACACGATCCGTGATCGTGGGCTGTCATATGGTCACCCTGCGGATAACTTGCAACACACAGCAATGCTGCTCTCAGCATACCTACAAACACCGATACACGACTATCAGGTGGCAGGGATCATGGTCTTGGTTAAACTTGCAAGGACTAATCAATCAGCACAACACATCGACAACTGGGTCGATCTCTGCTCTTATGGCGCACTCGCAGGGCAGTTAGCCACAGAGGAAAACGAACTGTATGTTTAATTTAGCCGATTACGAAACAGTAGAGGTGAGACTTGAAAAGTTTATTAAGGACTATCCAGATTTTCGCATATCGACTGAATTGGAAGTGTGTGAAAAAGATCGATACATTGTCAAAGCGTATTTATTTAAGACTACTCAATGCAGCTCCGCGTTTTCAACAGGACTCGCTGAGGAAAAGGTTACTGATCGCGGCGTTAATCAGACTTCTGCACTGGAGAATTGTGAGACTTCGGCAATCGGTCGGGCACTTGCAAATGCAGGTTATGCTGCTAAAGGAAAGAGACCAAGCCGAGAGGAAATGAGTAAGGTGGTAGCTGCTAAGCCAGTTAAGCCACCTGTTCAAGAAGTTAAGGCAGATGATCAGGACTATTGGACTACACCTGTTGGAGAATATAAAGGCGTAGTTGATGCGCCTGTGACGCTTGACAAAGCAATGCAGACTGTGGCTGCAATCATTGGGACAGCAGAAGCACAGGAATCACCGAGTTGCGTTCATGGGGCAATGCGTTGGCGCGATGGTGAGAAGAATGGTCGTGCTTGGGGTGGCTATCAATGCGCTCACATGAATGCAGGTGGCGTTAAGTCTGACTGTCCACCTGTCTGGTATCAGCTTGGATCAGATGGTAAATGGCAACCACAGAAAGCGAGAGTGTAATGGGTAACATCGGAATTAGAATCAATGGTGAATGGGTTGATCTCATGTCAGCCTTTGTGCCATGTCAGTTATGTAATGAGCCCGTACAGATTAAGAACTTGGTTGATCTATCTCAGGATGCAGTCAATGGCACAGTCTCATGGCAGTGCTTGAAATGCAGTGCAGTTAATGGCTAAGTTTAATTTTGATGAGATTTATAGATCTCCAGTAGATCGTCACATCTACAGCTTTAGCGGATATGGTGGAGTAGAGAATTGCTCGGACTGCGATTCATTCGTTCAGGTCAATGAATATGATCGCATCCATGATGGTGCAGTCGTATTCTTCTGCAAGAATTGTGAGAATAAGCATCACCTATGACTCAACATAGGAAGCACAGAGGTTTCCGCACAGAGCGCGTGGTCGCACAGTACCTATCGACTGTCTGGCAGGGCGCATGTGTGGGAAGGGGTAGTGGCAAGGATATTGTTAATGTGCCATTCGATGTTGAAGTCAAAGCCCGCGCTGGATTTCAACCTAAGGCATACTTAGCACAGCTGAAAAGCCGTACAGCCATTTCGGGGGAATTAGGCTTTGGGGTTATCAGACTCAACGGACAGGGTGAAGATGCGCGTGACTATGCCGCGATCATCAGACTTGAGGATCTCTTGCCACTACTCATATTAAGATATGGTCATATAGACAAAGAACCTACTGAGGCAGACATAGACCGATGCTCTGGATGTGGGTCATACATGATAAGGAAGTGCTTAACTTGCCAGCCTACGATTACAAATGCACCAGATGCAATCTTAATCAAGAGATCAATCACGGATGGCACAATCGACCAGTAGTGCTATGTAACTACTGTAATGAACCGATGGTCAAGGTTATAGGGGCAGCAGCTACACACTTTAAGGGCAAAGGCTTCTATTCTACGGATAAATAGTTATCCACAAAGTTATCCACAGGGGGTACTTATGAAACGACACGCCGTTCTGACCAGGACTTTTATAAATAAGAAAAATGGATTTGACATAGGTGATACGCTAACGGCGCAGAGCCTCTCAAAGGCTCACCGCGACCCGCTGAGGCGGGTAGGTCGCGGGGTGCTAGTAGCTATTGGGATAGCTCTATGCATCATGCCTGATGCAGGTGGATCTAAACCAATGCAATATGTAACCTATAAAGAGTATGCATTACATTTATTACATTATGACTATAAGCAATATACATGCTTATCTAAGCTCTATGGTAAAGAGAGTGCATGGAATCCTAAAGCTCGTAATGGCTCACACTATGGAATACCTCAAGGTAGATCAGTATGGCTAAGAGACCAAGATGGGTATTCTCAAGTACGCTGGGGCTTGTCATATATAGAGCACAGATACTCAACACCATGCAATGCATTAGATCATTGGAAGGAAAAGAATTGGCATTAGATGAATGCACTGTCAAGTGCACCAGATGTGAGACTGACACACCAGAGTCAGAGCTCATCGAGGTGCATGCTTGGTGGTTATGTGGTAACTGTTATGATGAGATCTAATGGCTATTGATAAGTTAAACAGCAGACGATACCGCGATCAGCGCGAACGCGTGTTCAAGCGTGATGGTCGCTTTTGCCAGATATGTGGAACAGATGAGGGCGAGATGCATATCGACCATGTAATTCCACGCAAGGTAGGTGGAGACCATAGC